AGAATATGGCGGCAAAGCTGCCATTAAACGTGCCTTTACATACAAGGCACTGAACAGGTTGATCCAAGGATCAAGTGCCGACCAGACCAAGAAGGCGATGGTTGATTGCTACGCAGAGGGATTGCTTCCCATGTTGACGGTGCATGACGAACTTTGTTTCAACATCGAGAGTCAGGAACAAGCGGACCGGATAGTCGAGATTATGACAACCTGCGTTCCTAACTTGAACATACCCTTTGAGGTTGACGCTGCAATCGTAAACAACTGGGGAGAAGTGGAGTAGAAAATGTTTACAGCAATCTTAGTAGCCTGTCATGCCTACACAAACGTAGGTTGTTTTATGCTTACTGATGACAGGGGTCCATACAAAACTATGGAACAGTGTGAAGAACGCATCGATGAGATGTTAGCCAACACGATAAAGGTGTGGCTTGATCACAAAGCACCGTTAGTTGTAACAGGATGGAACTGTAAAAGAGATGTATCAGAAACCTAAGTGCTGGTCATGTGGACATGACCTAATATGGGGCGGTGATCATGACAGTGAAGATGCAGATGGCAGAGAATATATTGAATCAAACCTGTCCTGCCCTAACTGTGATGCGTTTTATCTGTACTTTCAGCCCCTAGATTGCGATTCTGAGCGACCTGAAGGTAGTTAGACACGGCTATCGTTGCTGAAGGCCCTGAGAATCGATGTTTTTATTTAGTAAAAACAAACACATAGAAAAAGGAAGGGACTTGCCCTTCCTTGTGTAAGACCCCTTACCTTTGCGGGGCTTGACTATTTTGAGCCTGAATCGTCGTAGTTTCAGGCTTCTTGCGACTGGGTTTTTGGTTCGCATGCTACTTCTCCTTGACAGCAGTCATCGATTATCTGACCACATGTAACACATTGTTCGTGTCCGTGTACATAAACTGTCTTGAGATTGCCCTGACACCGTGGGCAGCGGGGTGAGCAGTGTTCCTTACTCTCCATCTGCCAGTGCCCTCATGCGTGATACCAAACGACGTGCGCGATTTGGCACCTGCGTATACCACTTCGAGTCGACCATCTGATCGGCTGCTTCATTGAAGTCTCGTGCGTCTACCCCTGCCTTCATTCCGACAAACTTTGACAAGCGGGGATGCCCCAGGTTGAACATCATGTTTGCAATGATAAGCTGACATTCTTCTGGTAGGTCGTTCCAGTCTGGGTACAGGCGGTGACAGTCCTCAAGTGTAACAGCGATGTCCAATTTAAACACGTTGTCCACACGTTCCTGTTCAATGACTGTACCAACAGGTTTGCCGTACTCAGGGTCGTCTTTCTTAATGAGGTGACCAATTCCAAAAGTTGGTAAATTTAGGTGGTCCAAATATATTTCGTACTTGCAGCCCTCGTCGGAGGCAAGCTCCTGACGTAGCTGATCTATGGTTGTTGATTTCATTGTTGTGTCCTCTGGAAAATCTGTAAGTTCTTCAGCGCATCGATTGGATTGCCGCCGGAAAGTAATGGAAGTATACCACCACTGCTCTGTGATTGTGAAGTAGGTGCGGGAGCCGCCGTTGTTTGGGCAGGAGCGGCCCCCGCTTGCGCTACCGCCGGAGGAGTTGCGGTTGCTGCAACTGGTTGTTGTTGTACTGGCTCGACTGATACTTGAGGTTGAGGTTCTTTTGTTTCCACCGCCAGAGGTTTGTTAGCATATTCTTTTCTAATTTTTGCTATCTCTTTTACAGGAAACTCACTTCTTAAATCGTTGTCAAAAATGTTTTTCTGAACTGTTCTACTCACGCTCACGGGAATAAACTTTCCAGACAAGGTAGCACTTAATTGCCTGCCCGAAACTCTAGCTGCTCTTAACTGAGTAGCAATTTGTCTTTTGTTCATGCCAAGAGTTTTCATATCATTAACAATGTTAAAAAGCTCTCGTTGAATTTTAAAGTTTGCCTCGTTAGCCGCTCTATACGCGTTTATAAAATCTTGTGGTGTTGCGTTAGCTCTGTTTGAAACCGCTGTAAATATGTTGTTTGCATTTCTTCTAGCTTCAGCAATCTCAAAACCTCTGAACTTTAAACCAGTTGGTTCAATAGGCATTTCAGTAATGCCCGTAAAAGCACGAGCTAATTCTGAAGACAATTCTCTTTCTCTCTTCATTCTATCCACAGATGAGATGCCAAGAGTCTCTTCTAAGTTAAGACCATTTACAAAACCACGGGCAAAGCGACTAGCTTCGAGTTCACCAGAGCGAACGTCCACAGGTATGACGGACGGAAGCAAACCATCTAATACATGAAGAAAGCTTTTTCCAAACTTAGCCCCCACAGAATCTTCTGGATTATACACTCTTGCGCCTGTTTGTGTCTGACCCCCGCGTCCGCCAGTAAGTTGTCCTGCCTGACGAAAACCAATTACATCTGTGGCTGGATCAAGCACGTCACGAATCTTTGCAGTGATAATCGCCTCTTCGGTGAATGGAGCAAACAGTTCAGCGAGTGAGTCATTTGCTGCCTTTAAAGTAATTTCTGCGCCGCTCTTACCTTGCAGCCGTCCTTCTTCAGCCCCGTTGATGGCAGCAATAGCTATTTTTTCTAACATGTCGTATGGATTAGAATAGCTATAATTTATATATGTGGGCAGGCCAGTTTTTTTGTCTATGCCTGTGGGCAAGAGCCTTGCATTCTTTTCCCAACGAGGTCCCAGTGACCGCTGATACGCTTTCATTTTTTCTTCACTAACACCTGACAGTTCGTATGCCAGCGCAGACATTCCTGCGGGTAACGCACCAAATGTTGTGATAGCACCAGTTAATCGACGCAGTCCAATCTGTCTAATTTCTGGTATCTCACTTGCTAACTCATCCACACCACGAGCAATTGTGTTCGCCCCTGTTCTAAGAATCTCATACGGAAAAGCTATGAAGTTACCAACAGGTGCCCGACGTAATGTTCTTATTGCCTCTGGTGCCATGTTGTAGTTTGGCACTGTATTGCGGACAATACGAGCAGCTTCTTCTCGTAGAAGTCTTTCGGCTGTCTCTTCACCAGTAACGGTTATACCACGACGTTTTACCAAGTCAGCGACGATTGCATCGTCAGTTAATCCTGCCTTACGATATGCGTTTTTCAACTTGTTTAGTTCAAAATCAAAGTTGTATATCTTCCATATGTCATCCCCTGCTTGGTATAGATTCTCAGCTTTCTTACCCAGGTTTCCTACAAAAGCTCCCAACTGATTGTCTGTAAATTTACTACCAAACTTTCTGCCAACAGGTATGCCGTTGATTTCCTCCACACCATAACCAAAACCTTTTTGAATTAGGTCTTGCAGTTCTCGAAGCTGTGCCTGTGTGCCAATAATTCCAAGTTCTTGTAGCTCAGAAAAAGTTCGAGCTGCCTGTTCCGGTGCCACGCCAGTAAACAAGTTGTCGTAAACCAGTCGAACTGACTCGCCAAGATTTGCACCTCTACCTATATTGCCTTGTGCAAGAGCAAATAGTGAAGCTGTGGTTACGTTTCTAAGCTGAGTGATCGGAGACAAGACCGTCTTACCAAATTGTGTAGCACCTTTAACTCTAAGAAAACCTGAATAGGTAGACCTGATAGCATTACCTAGAACACCTTGATCTCCGATAACAAGTCTTGTTAGGTCTTGTGCTATTTTATCGGGCACAGCAAAGCCACGAAGAGACCCAAAGTCTCCCTCATCTAGTTTTAGTTTTGTGCCTTGAGGTGTGGTGTCAGAGTCTAATATTTTATACCCAGAATCTGTAAGCTCCTTTCTTTGTGCTGGAGACATTTCTGTTGTGTCTCTGAAGAGTTGAGCTATCCCTGGGTTAGCTAATGAACCATCAGCTTTTCTCTGCGTAGCCAAAAGACGAATCCTTGAGAAGTAATCATCTACAGCTTTAAACTCTGCTAAGTCAGCTACGGTTCCAAGAAAACTTTCTTTTGGGTCTGTAATCTCACCCAATAGTTCACGCTTAAACTTCGGCATGTTTGCTCTGCTTGCAAACAGCTTTGCATTTATTCTGTGGTCTGCCACTCTTGAAGTACTTCCAAGTTTACCGCTTCCCACTTTTCTTGTGTTGTTTCCTAAAAAGTTCCTTGCCGCTCTTTCCGCTGCTGCTCTAGAAATATTGTTGGGGTCTACAAACTCAAAGATAAGTCCCTCATCAAATTCAGGGGACATGGTTTCTCTCATACCAAACTGACGCAAAAGGTCCTCTCGTTCAGCGGGAACGTTGCTTTTGTTAATAATCTTTGATAGTTCTTCAAGAGTTGCTGCTGGACTTTGTTGAAAACCAACAACACCTTTTTCAAACGCTTCGTTCGTAGGAGTGTAGTTTTTCACTTCAAAAGATTGATAACGCCTGCGGAGATAAGTGTTTATGTTTTTGTTTATCTCACCTCTTAGTCGAGCAGATTCTTTTGGATTTATGTCATCCATTCTTTTTAAGAAATCACTTTCTAAAACATTCTTATTCAAAGACTGGATAAGGCCGCGCATGTTCTTGGCCTGTTCAGCAACATTATCTGGAAGCTCTGCAATAGCACGATCCCGCATCTGTTGTGTCGGAGCAGTCATAAACTCTTCGATGTTGTTAAACATACTTTGTTTGGTTAAAGGACTTGCACCATTTGAAACCTTATCTGCTTCCTTCAAGACTTTGTTTATTTCTTTATCCATAGAACCAAGAATGTTCTTGGCAGTCTTGATGATTGCATCAGTCTGTCCTGTAACAAGCAGTCGTGCCTCTGCGACTTCTTCTGGCATAAACCCACGATAGCGGAACACGGAAGCTATATCAGCCAACTTGTCAGCAACAATGTTTTGTTGTTGCCCTAACGCACGTCTGGCTTCAATGTTTTGCAGACCTTCAGAAACTTTTCTTCCAGCAGACCTGACTCCGGTAGCCGTTCCTCTGACCGCTTCTCTTAGAATAGGTGTCTCAGTTAACACTTTTCCTGTTGTTGCAACAGTCCCGGCTATAGCTACGGGGGCAACGGCAGTAATTGTACCAGTTTCAAATCCTACTTTAAGTTTATTGCCTAGTCTGCGCAGGGCTTCTTCTCTACCTGAAAGACCAATCTCTTGGTTTGTTTGTGTAGGGCCACCTTCAAAGAAATCACCAATTGTTGTAATACCATCTGTTGCAACCACCGCATCTGCAAGACCTGCGGCAGCAACCTGTTGTGCCCCCAAAGCTAGTTTCTCACCCTGTGTCAAGTCTCTTGTAGGGCTAGACTTTGCAGCAGGTCGAATGGTTGTAGGTGTTTGTTTGGAAACTATCTGACCATCTTTGATTGCCTTGCGAAGTCTACCAGCTTTACTGAACTTACTGACTTTGCTTACCGCGCTGGCTGCACCAAGACCGGGTATAACAAATTGAGTAATTACTTCTGTGCCTTTGCCAACCAGACCAACAGGGTCAATGCCTGCGGCATCGCGCAGCTTGTTGGCAGCGTCAGTAACAGAAGATGCATAGTCGGTGTCAGCCGCAAGGTCCACGACCGAAGCACCGAGTTCCAAGATTCCCTGTGGTATGCCGATCAGACCAGAACCAACGCCCTCAAAGAACTCTTGCGCCACACCTTCATACTCAGGATCTGGGTCAGGGGCAGGCTGTACTTCTGGAGAGGCCGTTTGCGCAGGCTCTTGAACTGCGGAAAAGTCTACACGTTTTTTTACAGCCTCAATGATCTGCTCTCGTGTAGCACCTTCCGGTCCCTCGATGCTGTAGGTTTTACCATCAGGACCTTGAATACTATAGGTTGGCATGGCTCCCCCTAGCTTGTAGCGTCGGTTATGTTTACTTCTCCGAACCCGTCATCTACTGCTGCGTCTTGTGTCTGCTGTATTTGTTGCCTTCCTAAAAAGTCAAATATATCTTCTGGTGACGCTCCGTACTGATCTTTAGCCGCTGTTTTATATGCCTCACTTGACATTGCCAATTCTCTATCTCCTGGCAGTGGCCTGTTCTGCAAAACTCTAGTTAAAGCCGCTGCTTGTTGTATTGGAACAGCAACTTTACCTGTTGAGGTAGAAAGAGCGGTTTCTTTTTTAGCAAAGTCTTGAACGAAGTTAACAAGAAAACCTTCAGGTAAAGCCTCCTGGCCTTTCTCATTTAAAACAAGAACACCGTCGTCATTAACTGTAGCCATTCCTGTATCTAGTAACAGTTTACCCGTTTCGCTATCAGGCAACATATTTTTTCTAACAGTTTCGTTTAATGTGTCTCGTTGTATCTCTAAACTTTGATCTTGATAGTTTTGTTTTTGAAGTAATGTTATGGCATTTATTTCAAAGGTGCTTCTTATTTGTGCTATTTGATTAGCTAATGTCGCTTCTCTGTAGGCTTTCTCATCTTTACTTTTTTCAAAGTCCATCATGTTTTGAATCTGTCTTTGATTGAAAGCGTCATCAGCAGCAGCTTTAGCGATGTTTGCTTGCTTCTCACTTTGAATTAAATCAAAACGAAGACGACGTGCCTCTTTTTGGTCTTCTCTTTCTTGCTCTGTAAGCTCACCTATACGCTTGCCATACTGATTAAACGCAAAGCCAAGGCCCTTTGCGATATTTGTCAAAGCATTCTGACTTTCACCCGCAGCTATTGACAAACCTGCCGTAATTACTGCGTTCCAAAACGCGCCCTTCCTGTCTTCTTTTGCTTGGTCAGGATCAAAGCCAACAGTTTCTTTCACCAATTTGTCTATGGCTTCAAGGTCTACTTCATCAGGCGTAGCTCTTTGCGCTAGTTTCCCTGCAAAAGCGGCAAAGGTGCTGTCCTTTTCTCCCTGCTTGGGATTAATTTTGTTGGTGGCTTTTCCGCCCGTCAAAGAGGCGTTAAGATTAGCATCAAGTTTTGATAAAGTATCTCTGATATTTAAGGTTGTTTGTTTAGGATTATCAGAGGCGTTAATCTCTTTGTTTGCTGCGGCAGCAGTGTTTTGATTTTCGGCAAGCTCTTCCGCTGCTGTTTTAAGTTTGATAGCACCCGCCATACCCGCTTCTAAATCATCGTCCACAGCAGAATATCTTCTTAGGTCAGGGGTAAATTTCTGATCTGCTCCTGTCACAGGTGAACCAGCAATATCTACTGGAGCATCCAAGTCTCTTTCCGCCAGTATCTGTTCCCTTGTTTTACCTACCCCAGCGGTAGGAGTTGCGGGACCCAAACCACCTTCTTCACCAACCGGATAGTCTAAGCCAGTAGCGTATTTAAGAGACTGTACACCGCTTGTCAGTGCATCACGAATACCCTTATCCGCGTCTGGTCCAAACACTTCACTAAGGTCTTTACTAATTGTCTGACGAGCAATTCCTGCCCGACGAGA